TTTGAGTGATCCAGGAGCTAGACATTTAACACAACGATTGCCGAATCAACACAGTAATCTTAGAACTCTAACAGACAATTTATTAGATTTTAAATATTTTGGAGATATAAAAAACTTAGACGCTGCTCAACAAGCTAATGTTCAAAATATTTTTAGAGTTTTTAGCGAAACAGGCGAAGGAACAAGAATCGAGTCCTTACTGGCATCCGTTAGAGAGGAAGCTTTTGCAGATGACTTTGCTATGATAACCGCCCCTAAAATGGAACTGCCATTAGTAGCTAATCAAGCTGGTATGCACTTATCTGGAGACATAATAGACAGCCCTAATGGCCCATTGTGGAAGCCAAGTGGAGTAGGAAAATTAGGTAGAAACAGTGAAGTAGACAACTTAGCAAGAAGGTTTATAAACAGCGAGGTCAGAGGCTATGCTGGTGAAACACGGAGACCAATGGCACCATTATGCTAGACATTACTTAGGCGAACAATCCTTTGATGGATTAGGGGCAGAAGGCCAAGCTTCTTTAACATCACTTCTAACGGAGCATTACCAAAATAACAGAACAACTGCCTTGTCTACACGAACACTCGATGCAGATACCCTGCATCTTCCATCGGTAAGAAAGATACTACAGGCTCAAGGTTATGATTCTACAGAAATAGAAAGAGTTATAGGTGGAATGCGTGATATAGCTAGCTTCCACAACCAAGAATTCGATGCCGGAAGAATCCCTGCTGGGACAGGTAGAAGAATGATTCTTTCTGAAGCTGAAAAAGCTGATACTTTGACAAAAAATCCTATGACAAGATTAGTTGGGGGAATACACAGCAGAGGGGCTGGACAACGACCTATAATTGCCGTAGGTTCCTCAGCCAAGCCCTCTGCTATAGTTTCAGAAGCTGCTCAATCTGCAAAAGTAGCGACTAGAGCAATTGGAGATTCAACTGCCGGCAGGTCGTTTCTTTCTAGCGTAGCAAGCTCTGCAAGTGGTGCTAAAGTTCTACAACTTGCAAGAAGTGGTAGAAAAATGCTCCAAAGCTTTGCCTAAATATTTTTAAGAAAGCTCTCTCCAAAGCCATTCTGGGTTATTCTTTGTCCACTCTACAGTAGACTGAAGAGAAGACTCTAAAGACATTGGTGGTTTCCAACCTGCTTCTTGCAGTTTACGTCCGTCTAATGCGTATCTTGAATCATGGCCTGGTCTTGTTGTATGGAAATCTTCAAACTCAAATTGTAGTTCTTTGCCCCAATACTTTGCTACTAGCTTTGCCATTTCTAGATTATTGATTTCTTTTTCTCCAACTACATTATACTTGTCTGGTCTATCAGAATTAGGATATGGAGTTGGCTCTAAATAATCAAGTATATAGAGTAAAGCATCTGCTTGATTTCGTGCATGGAGATAGAATCTAGATCCAATATTGTCTTCTGTCCCGTGGATTGTCATTGGAATATTCTTTTCTAAACAATACATAATCTTTGGAATAAACTTTTCCGGGTCTTGTCTTTCTCCAATTATATTCATTGTGTTAGTTATAATTACCGGAACGCCGAACGTTCTCCAGTAAGATACGCACACAGCTTCCTGTGCTGCCTTAGAAGCTGAGTATGGGTTAGAAGGAAGGATAGTATCCCACTCTTTATGAGCATAACCCTTTGGAGCTGGTCCGTAAACTTCGTCTGTTGAAACCTGCAAAAATACTGTAGGCTTAAGCTTTCTTGCAAGCTCTAGCATATTAACTATCAAAGCAACATTATTTGTTATAAATGGAGCTGGGTCAGTAATTGATCTGTCTACATGCGAATCTGAAGCCATAGAAATAATATAATCAATATCGCCAATCTCTTTTACCATTACGTCTGAAAATGGCACAGTCAAATCGTGGGTGATCAACTTTACGCGGTGCTTTTCTGATTCCCAGCATCCTATAGATGTAATTCTATCAGTTACACCTCGGTGTCTAAAAGAGTCAGTTATTACTATTTCCCAATTTGTAAGCTTCAATAAATGTTCTAAAGTGTGGTGGCCAACGAAACCACCAGCACCAGTTAATAATACTTTCTTCATTCTTTCCTTTTTTTTAAATTCAAAAAATATGCTCTATAACATACCATTTGAGACTGGAGCGGATAGGGAGGATCGAACTCCCACAAGCAGGTCGGAAACATGCTGGTCTACCATTAACTTATATCCGCAGGTTATTAATTTGTGTGAGTTTTTTTGATAAAATCTATAGCAATCTTTGCTACTTTTTTATCTTTGCCTTCTATTAAAAGAGATAGGTCAACAATTGCATCGGTGATTTTGTTAGATATTCTATGGGCAATTTCGTGCTCAATGCCGTCTGATTTTACGGCTTTGTATATTTCTCTATATGTTTTTGTGTAGTCCATCAATTTCCTCTTTAGTTGGACGAATCATCTTCGCCTCCACTAGTATACCATCAGTGAACTTCAAATCGTATTCCAACCACACAGTTTTTTGTTTATCGACGTGATCTTCCAATAGAATCATATTATACACTCGCAGATGCCCGTGATAATACATCTTTACTTTTGAAGGCTCGACATCATTAGGACTTTCCCACATACTGTTGCCGTTTTTATATAAAAAACCATTATTATCTATAAGATAATTGTCCATCAGGCACTCTAGGTCTTTACATTGAAAGCCATCTGCATGGATAGACTGTAATATATAGGACTTTATTGGGTGTTCTATATATAACGCTACCGGTAGCGGAAAATCTATTTCTATCGTGTCAAACATTCCCATGGGATACTATACCATATTTAGAGCAGGAACCTAGTATCTTCTTTCTTCTTCTTTTCTGTTAAGGCTTCTTTTGCTGATGGCAACAGAAGTAGCTAAGCCAATCGCAGCTACCCCAGCTGCAGGGTGTTTCATCTTTTTAAGTACACTATTGCCTGACGCTGCTTTTACGCCACTCTTTAAAAAGCTTTTTACTGCTGACGATACACCAGCTGATGTTGCTGCAGTAGCTGCTGAAGTAGTAGCTGCTTTGGCAGTGGTCTTAGGGCATTCAGCTTTTTAGTTTCTTCCATAAAACCTATATCCCTACCAAGTGGCGAGAAAGGTCTAGGACCAACTGGTTTTGGCGGGCCAATAAGTTTTCCGCATAGCGACCCCGCCCAAGGAGCCTGGGCCCCTAGGTGGGACAACTCTACCTGCCATCTTTGGCATTGCTACTGCACCAATTGAACCAGGAGCTTTGGGCATTTTTTACCAGACTTTCGTTATTTTAAGATACCAGTTATTTCGCATGATCTATTAAGTATTTTCCCATCTGCACTCTCTGGGTCTATACCAGGATAAGGAGATGTCTTCTTCGAAGACTGGAACATCTTTATCTTTTTGGTAGAAAACAAGACATGGTGGATCTGCAACTATTGGTTGCACTATTGTCGTAGAAGCGTCGGTTGTGATTTCCACTGGTTCTGATTTTGGCCAAAAAATGTAAGCTAAAATCATAGACAACACTAGACCGACTGAAGTTCTGACTATTATCTTTTTAAAATCAATTTTCATATTTGTTTTCCTTAATCTGTTTGTTTAAACTATAAAAGTTTTTTCTTGCCTTCTCTTCTTTTTTCTTTGCTGCCTTAATAAAATGGTCGTAAACATCGGTGTACCAATAGGCTATAGCAGATATAACAAGGCCGATGCTGACAGATGCCAAAGAAAGAATAAATTTATCAGTCATATCTAGACCTTCTTCAGCATACCTCGCTGAAGTAGACAATACAGTCAATAGGCTAAAAAGAAGTACGTTTATACCTAGGGAGTTTTTGGCCGTAGATTTGTTGTATATTTCTATTTCTTTTGGATTTGTAGAATTTTTTCGTTTGCTGCTTAAAGTCTTAATAGCATAGGATGCCCCCAATTGGGCACAGACGAAAGCATAAGAAAACGAAAGTATTATAGCCGATGCCCTTTCAGCCCTTTCAGCCCAAGAATCAGAGCCAAACTTGCCGGCGAAAATATCTTTCCATAATAAGAAATCAAAAACAAGTCCAATGACTACTGAAAACCATATTATCTCTGTCCCATATTCTGACATAGAAGAAGATTGCTTTGACAGCTCTCTTTCTGTTTCTTCACTATCTGCTTGTGCACCTAGATAGTCCTTATGGGCTTTGTCGTATTCCGATAAGATCTCTTTTTTTTCGATTAACTCTACAGAATTAATCGATTGTATTTGATCTTTTAAAGTCTCGGTATTATTTCTTAAAGCGGCGTTTTGCTGCTCTAAATCAATAATTTTTTTATCTAGGCCGGCGACTAGTTTATCAAATCTTTTTTTATTACGCCTCGAAAGAACAACTTCTTCCGTAGGTTCGTCATTCTGCGTCTGAATCGTCATCTGAGTCGTCGTCTGGGCTGTCGTCTGATTGCTTGTTTACCACGCCATCGGGTATTGCTGCTAATCTGCAGTAACCGCCTGGCTCAATTGGTCTTTTAACTATCTTGCAAACCGAAGCAGATTCATGAAGTACGCAATTTTCGCATCGCACTCCAATCTCGTAATTTTCATTTTCTTCTCTTGGCACATAGCCCACCCAAATGCCATTTTTATCTCTGTCGGCTAATTTTCCATATTTTTTAGCAATGGCTAAAAGACCGTCGGCAAAGTCTCTTTCTGCTGGAGTTAAAGCTGGAAGCTTATCTTCCATTTCTGATAAAAATCTGTACATGTAATCTCCATTTTTTAATAGTTGTATTTTGTTTATAGTAATAGCTTTATTGCTATTTTAGGTTATTAACGGGCTTAGAATGCCCAGCTTCTACCTTAGTGAACTTTACTTGCCCAGGGCTAAAGCCACCCATTGAGCTGTAAGCCGTGCATCTGTTATCCCATATTACTAGGTCTTTTTCTTCCCAAGTTACGCTAAATATGTTTAATGAATCTTCAAAAAACATGTCACGAAGCTTGTATATGTGCTTTTGCCATTTATCGTTGTCTTTCCCTAGGGTATTGAGCCCTCCATAAAATATGCTTGGCTTACCTGTTTCTGGGTGTATTCTCCAAGAAGGGTGGCTGTCTTCTTGGCCTATGTCTTTTCTTTGAAGTGGGAATTTTGCAAGTCCTTCATCAAGCCATCTAAACTTAATTTTTAAGATAAAGCTCATATCTTCTTCATTGATCATATTATATACATTCTCAAGATTAACCCATTTTGTTTCACTTAGGCCAACTGAGTCTCCAACAGAATCCATATAAATGCAGCTAATATTGCTAGGCTCTATATCTGAGCAATTATCAGTTTGCCATCGAACTAGGTAATCATCTTTTGAAGGAAGCTTCCCATTTTTTTCTGTAAAATAGTCGAAATTATCATCAAAGCTTTTATTGTATATTCTTACATCTTCTTCTTTTGAGAATAAAGAGCTAATCGACTGGGCTACAGAATTATCACCAAAATCAATGTTTTTAAAAACTAAAACTTTATGGTCTAAAAGATTGCTATAATAAAAATCGTAGTTTTCTAAGATTTCAGAAAAAGTGACGTTATTGTACGTTTTACCAAAACTGTTCATTCCTTAAAATTCTTTCTATGTGAAATAATTACTTTAAAAGCTATACAGGCAAAAAAAGTGAAAAAAATTTTTTAGGCCAAAAGCATTTTGGAGTAAATATTAAGTTTAGGAAATAGTTCCAACACTTATATTATATCACGAGTATTGAATTGAGTTCCATTTTTCTACCTTCCAAAAGGTAGTCGTAGCATAACGGTTGCCTGAGGTCACCTCGTTAACGCCGTGAGCGTAGTTACCCCCTGCAGGAAAATAGATCATCATCCCAGCCTTAGGCGTAAAAGACAGATCATACTGACTAAAGAAAAGCTCCCCACCAGTATAGTCATCGTTGTAATACATCGAGGTACTCAAGTCTCTCCATGATTCACAAATCTTATCTGCATGCTCGTTCAAGTTTTGCCCAGTGGCATACTTAGTCAAGCTAGCTATCTCAGATCTAGCCACGCTACAATCAAAAGTTTCTTCTAGTATAAGGGCAGCTTTATCCCTATAACCTTGCATCAAGGTTGCTACTTCCCCACTAAAATGAAGTGCTGCAAGAGGAAACTCGTGCACCCCATAGTCGCTAAGCTCAAAGTCAGCATTTTCTATATAGTTTCTTAAAGTAATTATGTCTTCAGGAGATATAAAGTTCTCAAGAACATAGATATTTTTAGCATCTTCCGGGTCAATCTCAAGGTCTTCTGAGCCCTCATAAATGTATCCACTTTTATTTTTCATCCTTAAATGATAGCACAAGTGTTTTCTTTTTGCACACTTGTTTACTATTAAACATAACTTTAATCAAAATATGGAGGTGTGTTATGGCAGCAAAGAAGCCAAACAAGGTAAATTCTGGGACAGCAACAAAGGAAGCAGAGCTCCTAGGTAAAGCTACCATGTACATAGGCTACAAAACAGCAGGCTTTACTTGCCCAACTTGCAATAGAAACTTGATTAAGGGTATAATATACGAGCACAACTCTGAACTATATTGTTCAAGGCGTTGTATTATTAAGTGACAAAGTTGAAGGCAAGAGGAATGAAAGACCCAAAATTAGAAAATGATTTGTCTATCCAGCTAGATGAATCTATTGATGTTAAATCTTTGGAAGAAAAATTAAAAGAACTTTGGAAAAAAGAAGAAGAATTCTTGGAGTCTATAAAAAAAGAATACCAGTAAGCTTCCCTTCTATTCGCTAGATGTCTTTTTTGCTTTCTTGTCTACGCTATTAAATACTTCATTGACTTCTCTAATAGACAATTTTCCGTCATCTAAAAACGCCCTTGACAAGCCTTCTATAACGACTGCAACACCGGCAATCCCGGCCATTAGTACAGCCTTGATAAGTGGAACCCCAGCTATACTTCCTGCTCCGATGACACCGAGACCTGAAGCTGCAAACGTTGCAATGATTCTTAAAATAATATTTTTTATTTGTGACATACCCTTATCCTCTTCCATTAGTCCTCGTCATTCTTTAGCATTACGTATACATAGTGCACTACGAATGCAGATAAAGTTGCTATTAGTGTTATTCTTCTAGTATCGCCAGAGAGTGTTGCAAAAACAATCACACTTCCAGATATAGTAAAAGCCATTGCTGCGGTTTCGCTCGAAAGCTTTTTAATGAAACCCCATGGACTGAATTTTTTGCTCATTGTACCCTCCTGGTATTTGAATATGCTATTTTTTGTAAAGTTACCTTTTTCAGGGCCTTCAGGGCCCTCTATCTCAACTTCTTCTTCCTCTTCCTCTTCTTTTCTGCCAGCTGGCATGCCGTCTCCACCTGGCTTATTATTATTTGGACCGCCACCAGAACCGGGTCCAGATCCACCACCGAGTCCTCCTCCGGTTCCACCCATTGAAGCAGCTGCTGCAGCCAGTGCAGTTGTTGCTGCCAACATCGTCTTACGAGTTCCTACGTCAATGTTAGAACCAACAGCGGTGTAATCATCAAAGCCGTCGCCATAGATGTCGACCTCTTGCTCAAGAGCTTCCTTAATATCTTGCGGTGCATCTGTAAGAGCTGCAGCCAATTCAGCTTCTTGTTCTGGGCTTACGTCTGTAATATCCAAAGAAGCGAAAACTTCTGTAGCTTGCTCGGGGGTTATGCTTTCCAAAACCTTAGGGCTTGCAGAAAGTTCAGCTGATTGGTCTGCTGATATTTCGTTTTCTATAATTGAATCAACAGCTGCTGAGACTTGATCTTCGGTGACAGTCTCTGATTCAAGAACATTAACTAATTCAGAAAATTGTTCTTCGGTAAGAGGTTCATCTAAGACAGCAGAGATAATTGCATCAAACTTATCGTCTGAAATTGGTTCGTCAAATACTGCGTCAAGTGCTGCGCTGAATTGTTCTACTGTCAAAGGCTCAGAGAAAACTGTATCAACTGCAGCAGAGAAGTTTTCGTCAGACATAGGCCCATCAAATACAGAATCAATCACTGTTACAAACTGCTCGTCGTTTAGGTCCTGTGACAGTAAAGAATCTACTACTGCAGTTAGTTCTTCTGGTGTATTAGCCTCTGTGATAAGATCATCGACAGCATCTGCAAGTGCCCCGTTTGATAATGGACCGTCAAAAATATCTGCTACAGCAGCGTCTGCAGCATCTTGCACTTCTTCAGGAACTATAATATCTACTGGAGTATCTTCTGGCTCTGGGGTAGGAACTGGATTTGGGTCTAGATCATGTAGTAGTAGTAGTAGTAGTATCAGGTTCTGATGTTGTTGCATCAGCAACTTCCTGAGGACCATACAAACAGGTACCCACTGCCTCACCCACACATGGGGCAGTGCCTGCTTGAATTTTAAATCTTACAGGGCCATAACCGGTTTGGCCTGAAGTATCAATTGTGTAAGTAGTGTTGGCAGCATACGTCCAAACACCCCAGCCACCAGACTCCGTGTTATTATTTAAATCATAAAAAAGAATACTGTACATATACGGCTGTGTGTTACTTGCATCTGGTGCATCCCAATCTAACGTCACACTCCCATCGTCATTTGCTGTAGCTGTTAAGTTTTTAATTGAATTAAAATAAGGTGCAGTAGTTGTAGTTGTTGTATCTGGAACTGTTGTTGTGGTGGTTGTTGTTGTGGTTGTTGTAGTAGTGCTCGTAGTAGTAGTCGTGGTCGGTGCTGGCTCAGTAGTGGTAGTTGGAGGAAGTGTTGGGGCTGTCTCATTATTTGCCTCAACACCACCAAAAGTAGCACAATTGCTTCCATCGGGTGCGCATTGCTGAGTTGATCCAAGCTCACTGTCAACCATCAGTACTGGAGAAAGTGCAGTGTCATCAAGGTTAAAGACTGTAAAGCCA